CCGGATACCACATCGGCACGCTGAAGCGCTGCGCCTCAAGCGCCTGAAGCGTGGCAAGCTCCAGCACCGCGCCTGTGCCATCCAGCGGCAGTTCATCACTGCCCAGGCTGACAAGCGCTCCTGTTTTTACTCGCGCCGGGCTGTCAGCCACGGTAACGGCGCGGCTGCACAGACGGCCAGCCAGCACACCCGGCTCATTCCCCCAGAGGCGGGGAACCAGCTGCACCGCTTTTTCCGCAACGCCGTCCTGCAAAATGGACATACGCGCAAGGTAATCCGCCTGCCCCTCGTCATCCTGCATTCCCTGCGTGGCCAGAATGAACCACACCCAGCGGCCGTATTTAGCGATCAGATCCGCACGCAGCGTAACGGCCTGGTTAATCTCCGCCTTCGTAGAAATGTCATCGCACAGCACCACGCCTTCAACAGAGCACGACACCTGCGCGGCCAGTACCGCTTTAACCCACGCATCCGGCTCGCTGTCAGCTGCAAGTACATGGACGAACCCCCACCAGTTCTGGCCAGCATTAGACACTGCCGCCAGCACGTCCCGTTTTAACTGGCTGTCAGCCTCACCCAGAAGCGCGTCAAAATCGCTCTGGGTGTTCACAGCCAGGGTCTTGCCTGTATTTTTGGTTCCCGTACCGATAAACAGCACCGTGCGTTCCACCTCATTGGTTTCACCCAGAAGCTGGTTTACCTGGTTAACGGTCACATTTGGCCAGGTCATGTTCTCCCCCTGATATCCTGCGCATTTACATCCCAGCCAAAGCCAATGGCCTGAAGCTGGCGTGCCAGCGCCTTGTTAAAGTCTTCATCACCCATTCCCAGAAACACGCGGGAAGGGAGATCGATAGTCCAGCTCGTTTTCACGGCCTTGCCGCTCAGTTTGCGGATAAGTAAACCCGCCTGTGCATATGGCATTTCGCTGGTTATTTCCCGGATTGTGGGCTTTTTCCAGCGCTTACCCCGGCGCACCCGGTAGCCCAGCGCACGCAGTTTCTTTCCCTGCGCAGCGGTGGCCATCTTCCCGGCCTGTGTCCTCCCTGGCTGGCTTGCGCGGCTCACACGAACGCGCATACCGTTCTGCTGTGAATACCCCACTGTGCCAGCAGGTACAGGCTTTTCACCGTTCCGGTAGCCGCCTCCCTGCAGGTAAATCCGCACGGCCTGAATCTCAGGCATTTCCCGGATATGCAGCCATTTCGGCATATTGCGCAGCATCTTGCCTTTGCGCTTCGTCTTGCGTCCTGCCCAGGCTCCCCCGTCCGGCGCTTCCTGGTTCCGCACGTTGCGTTTGGCAGCGGCAATAACGCCGTATTTCGCCATTCGCCACAGCAACCGCTGCCGTTTTTTGGGCGGCAGCTCCATGCTGGCCAGCGCCTTTTTCAGCTCCGCCAGCTGGCGCTTGTTAAGTTCGCCCCCGGCTATCACGGCAGATCGCCCACAGGCGCTCCGGATTCATCCACCCCGTAAACGGTGGCGGTCAGTGCCGTCCAGATTTCCGGCTCAACCAGTGACCAGCGCTTGCCCTGCCAGGGGATTTGCCCCTTTTCGTCCTCCCGGATCACCAGCTCTTCCGCCATGGGAACCGTCAGGACGATATCGGCAGTTTCTTCATCGGCCACCGACACATCCCACTGCGGATCGGCCTCAGTTACTCCGATTTCGTCCAGTAACTCCCGGTCAGCCTCATCGAGCCAGGCAGCCATCAGCGACATAAGCAGCTGCGGCGGACACAGGCGATACGGGAAACGCTCCCAGCTCAGTACCGCGTCATAACGAATTACCGCCTGGCGGTACTGCCCCAGCCCCATATCCTTTGCAGCCGGTACGAACTCCATTTCATCCACTACGCTGTTAAATGACTGCATCGCACGGGCTGGCACGTTGCTGGTAAAGAACGCCGTCAGGTTTTCAAGCTGTGTCTGGCTCATACTTTCTTCACCGTTGCCCTTTTCAGCCCCTTCATGCGGCGGATAACAACTGACGCCTCTGCCAGCAATCCGGCGCGGGTTTCCGTGCTTTCCTGGCCAGGGTGAGAATCACGCCGCCCAACGGTGGCAAACTCCCCCAACAGGTCCGCTTTTGCCCTGGCAAAAACCGCCTTTGTGTACTGCGCACAGAGGGCGTTTAACTCCCCCATCCGTGCCCCCGGCGCGTCCCCTGCGCTCAGAACCCCTTTTGCCTTCCATCTGGCTTCCACTTTTTCCAGCTCCGCATTCACCTCCGCCACAGCCGCCAGCAGCGCCTGTGCAACGGTGTCCGCCTCAACATCAGCCGGGATCGCTCGCTGTGCCTGAAAGTCCTTCAGGTTCAGGTCTGGCCAGAATCCTTCGTTTTTTAGCGGCTCGTCCTGATAATCAAGCGGCTTTCCACTAAACATGGCTCCCCCGAAAAAATAGGCGGGCTGTCCGGTTTCCACGGCGCAGCTTCACATCGTGTTTCTGCCCTCCACCGCGCCCGCCTGGCTTGCGGTAGTCTTTAAGACTGAACGGGTGTCAGCTCGTTTTCATCAAACCAGGAATCCACTGCGCGGCCATCTGCGGCCAGATAATGGATCAGGTACTGATTGCTGCAATTGACGTATTCAGCACGGGCTTTTACATGCCCTTTTTCACCACTGATCGTGACTCTCACCAACTGCCCCAACTCATGTTTAAACTTGATTACTGTTGCCATCTTTAAGCTCCTTTTCGAGACGTCGAATACGTGCGGCAATGGTCTGCCGCTGTGTCTTGACGCTGATTTTTAAATAATATTTTTCAGCTGTGGCCAACAATTCATCGGCTTTTTTTAGCGTGTCGATATCATCAACACCCGCCGCTGTTTTCTGGCCATCCTCACCGCGCAGCAGCTGCAACCCGGCGAACTTGTACCATTTCGCCGTAACCTGCTCATGCAGCCGCCACCTGGTGGCCACGTTCTCAAACGTGCGTGAAAAATACGGCTCAATGCTTTCCCCGCGCCCCGCAGACTCCTCCGCCCAGGCCAGCATCGTATCGGCCACGAACGTAGGGAAATTACTGCGCAGCCGTTCCGGCGTGGCCTGTTGCTGGGCAATAGCGATATCCGCCCATTCCAGCGCCTTATCCAGATCGCCCACGTCAAAGAGCCAGATCACGCACCAGGCCAGAACCGGATTGGCATATACCTGGCCGCTGGCCAGATACGCTTCCACAGTCGGAACCCATTTCGGCAGCAGCACATTGCGCTTATGCTCAACACGATCAGCAATCAAAGGCAGGCTCCGCACCTGTTCCACGTCTGTTTCCAGCGCCTTAATCAACAGGTGCATGCTTTCCGTGGTACCAACGGCCAGGCTTTGCTTTAGCTTTTGTTCCATCGCAATGCGCTGGTTATGACGCTGCGCGGGTGAAAGAGACATTGATTAACCCTCCACTGGCTCTGACGGTTTGCCGATTGTCACGGCATCTTCATCAATCGCCGCGTACAGCTCCGGCACTTCAACCGCGTAGCCTTCATTACGCAGATAGCTGTTCTCAAACTGTTTGCGATCATCTTCAAAACGCGCTTTACGCTGGCGCGTGTTGCGTTGGGTGTAGATGTGCAGGTTAGATAGCGGTGTAACCACCATGCGTTTGCCAGGCATAAACGGCGGGATAATCGCCTGACGGCCAGCAATGGTATTGCCCAGCAGCTGCGCCGCAATTTTCTCCGTTGGACGGTCAGCAGCCTGGAACAGGCGATACTGTTCAGCGGCCACCAGGTCAGCACCTACCAGCACCACCAGGCGCGGGTCATTACGGAACTGTGCCGGGATTTTGGCGTTAATCAGATCTGAGGCCATCGCATCCAGCGATTTATAATCCCCCGCCTGATCAAGCACCACGGGATCGGTCATGATTTGCTTGCCGCCCAGCATGGTTTTCATGATTTCATGCCAGCCAATGTTCACATCTTCGCCGTTTGGATTGGCAATCGGGTCTGTGGTTTTGGCGCGATGTGTACCGTTAAAGCCGATACGCAGCATATCCATGGCAAACGCCTGGGTGCTGAAGGTCTGGACCAGGTTGTAAAACTCGTTTTCTTCCTTCCCTGCGTTCGCCCAGACAGAAAGCAGATCCCAGCGCAGCGCCGCGCAGCTGTCCGTCTCAACCAGTGAATAGGTATTGCCGTCAACACCTACCTGGCGAACGAAACGGCCTGTTTCACTACGCCCGGTGTGGAGAACGGACGCGCCCACGTTAACGACCTGGCCACTCAGTTGGTCAACGTCCAGCGTGGTGATCCAGTTCAGGAACTCAACAGACTCCAGCATGGCCAGACGCAGCGCGGTTTCCTGCGGGTCATTTAGCGAAAAATAACGGCCTGGGTTTTGCGTGCCAAAATGCTGCGCCAGCCCCGCCGTATAATTGTCCAGTAAATCCCGCGCACGGTTATTCAGTAACATAAGACTCCCTCGCAATTAAGCGATAATTAAAATGTTTTGCTTATTCGCGTTGCGGCTAATTACAGGTAACTAAATTTACCGGATTTGGCTGGCACCTGACGCTGTTTACGCTGACCGCCTTTATTACCCAAATCATTAAATCGGGTAACAATCTCTTTTGCATTGTCACGAATAACGGCAAACTCTTCCGTGTCTACGACTTCGGTAATAGTGTCAACATCGTCCTGCACGGAATTAAGCTGGGTTTCAATTGCACCCACACGCGCTTCCAGATCGTTCAGGGCACTCGCCAGCGCCTGCAATTTATCATCAGCAGGTGGATCGTCCTGCGAATTTTCATCTTCAAATTTCGGCTTAATACCAAACAATTTCTGCCAGTTTTTCATCTTCCCTTCCTGCGTAATTTTACCGTTACGGGAAATCACACAACTGTAATATCCCTGTTTGTTTAATTTGCGCCGACTAAAGCGCAGTCGTGTTGTACCGACACTGGCCGGATGGTCTGTGACTGCCAGCCCCATCAGATAGGTACGCTCCCCTCCGCGCCAGTTCAGCTCCGGCTCTACGGAGAAATACAACAGCTGGCCTTCGTCGTTTGCGTAAATCAGGCGCTTATTAGGACACAGGCTGACATACAGCCGCGCCAGCCCGTCATCACCGTCCTGCCACATCGCCTCCAGCACTTCACCGAAGTTTCCACATGAATCGTCATGCTCTGGCCATATCAACGCAGCGTAATGGTTTGGATCATAGGTTTCCGCCATGTCGATAATCCATTGCCGCTCCATCACTCGTCCATCAACCGTATCGCCTTCAGTCGCAACACACAGCCAGCCAGTTTTTAAATGCGACACATATTTCCCCCTCTGTCGATTAACTGTTTCCCTTGCTGTGGATTTGATTATTGCTAATTAAATACATCCCCGCATTACGCTTTATTCTGAACAGTTCGGTTATAAGCTTTTACCGAACAACCCCGAATTAACCCCGCCGTTTTTTCATCATTAGCACGGCATAATTAAATCTATGGCTAAATACTCAGAAGAATTAAAAGGCGTTGTCCGCGCTCTTTACCTGCGCCGCTATACGCCTAAAGAAATTGCATCAGAATTAAATCTGCCGAATGCGCGGATCGTTTACTACTGGGCGGAAAAATATAAATGGGCTGACCTGCTCAGTTTCGAAAGTACAGAGGAGGCAATTGAACGCCGTTACCAGTTGTTAGCCGGGCGCGACAATAAAACGGATCTTGATTTAAAAGAAATGGATTTGCTTATTGCTCACGCCACAAAGCTGCGTGCCCAGAGCAATAAACATAAAGAAAAGCTGGCCAGCAGCCAGGGAGAACGGCAAGCAGCTGCGCGAGGGGATAACGAGGATGAACCCCGCGGTAAACGCAAGTACAAGAAAAACGATATCTCGTCACTTACCCAGGAGGATTTTGACACCTGGGCTGAAGAGCATCTTTTTGAATATCAGAAACATCTGCGCCGCAACATTGGGCAGCTTGTCAGGAACATCCTGAAGAGCCGCCAGATCGGTGCAACCTGGTATTTTGCGTTTGAAGCATTCGAAAACGCGGTAATGACGGGTGATCCGCAAATCTTCCTGTCCGCGTCCAAAGCACAGGCTGAGGTGTTCCGGTCTTACATCGTGAACATTGCTGAACAGTATTTCGGTATCACACTGACCGGGAACCCGATCCGTTTAAGCAACGGCGCAGAGCTGCGTTTTCTGTCTACCAACAAAAACACCGCACAGTCATACAGTGGCCATCTTTACTGCGATGAATATTTTTGGGTGCCCAACTTCGCAAAACTCAATGAAGTGGCCAGCGCGATGGCCACCCATGACAAATGGCGAACCACCTACTTTTCCACACCATCGGCCAAAACGCACCAGGCGTACCCGTTCTGGACGGGTGAAGAGTGGAAACAGGGCAGCAGGAAACGCGCGGCCATCAAATTTCCGCTGTTCGATGAAATGCGGGACGGCGGCCGGCTCTGTCCGGATGGCCAGTGGCGTTATGTCATCACCATGGAAGATGCCATTGCGGGTGGCTTCAACCTGGCCAACATCGAGAAGCTGCGCAACCGCTACAACACCGCCACGTTTGACATGCTTTATATGTGCGTGTTCGTGGACAGCAAAGATTCCGTGTTCAGCTTTTCCGACCTGGAAGCGTGCGGCGTTGAGGTGGACACCTGGCAGGATCACGACCCGGACGCAAAACGGCCGTTTGGTGACAGGCCAGTATGGGGCGGTTTTGACCCGGCACGCAGCGGCGATTTGTCGTGTTTTGTGATTGTCGCCCCGCCGATGTTTGCCGTGGAAAAATTCCGCGTGCTGAAGGTGATTTACTGGAAGGGTATGAACTTCCGTCACCAGGCAAAGCAGATCGAAAAGCTGTTTGACCAGTACAACTTCACTTATCTGGGCGTGGACGTAACCGGGATCGGCCAGGGGGTGTTTGACAATATCCAGCACTTTGCCATGAAGGTGGTTGTTCCGATTCGCTACGACATGAACACCAAAAACCAGCTGGTACTGAAGGCCGCCGACGTGGTGGAAAGCCAGCGTATCGAGTGGGACAAAAACCTGAAGGAAATCCCCGCCAGCTTTATGTCAGTAAGGCGCACTACCACGCAGAGCGGTAACGCAATGACCTTTGTTGCAGACCGCAGCCAGGACACTGGCCACGCAGAGGCATTCTGGGCAATCACCCACGCCCTGCATAACGAACCACTCAACTATGAAAACAAACCAAAATCCCGCTGGGGTGTAAGGAAACAAGCAGCATGAGCAAAAAGAAACGTTTTGTGAAGCGCGAACAGCGCGGCGATAGGTCCAAAAAAATGAGCATTATCAGCTTTGGCAAACCAGAACCGGTACTGACTACCGGAACCGATTACCGGGAAATCTGGTACGACAACGCCGCCGACCACTACACCCAGCCGATTGACCGTCTGGCGCTGGCGCAGCTTATCAACCTGAACGGCCAGCACGGCGGGATTATCCACGCCCGTAAAAACATGGTGACGGCGGACTATCAGGGCGGCGGCCTGACGTTCGACGAGCTGGAGGCCGCTGTTTTTGATTACCTGACCTTTGGTGATATAGCTGTGGCCAAAGTCCGTAATGGCTGGGGAGACGTGATCGGGCTTCAGCCGCTGCCGGGACTTTATCTCCGCCGACGAAAGGAGAGAGAAAACGCGGAGACTGTGCCAGGGGATTACGTGGTTTTACAGGAAGGAGAGCCGCTGGCGTTCCCGCCTGAAGATATCATTTTCATCAAGATGTACGACCCACAGCAGCACATCTATGGTCTGCCGGACTACATCGGCGGCGTTCACTCTGCCCTGCTGAACAGTGAGGCGGTTATTTTTCGCCGTCGCTACTACCACAACGGCGCACACACGGGCGGCATTCTGTATACCCGTGACCCCAGTATGACGGACGAAATGGAGGAGGAGATTGAACAGCAGCTGCGGGACAGCAAGGGGATCGGCAACTTCTCCACCATCCTGGTGAACATCCCTGGCGGCGACGGTGACGCGATCAAGTTTATTGAGATGGGGGACATTTCGGCCAAAGATGAATTTGCGAGCGTGAAGAACATCAGCGCCCAGGACATTCTGAACGCGCACCGCTTTCCGGCCGGGCTTGCAGGTATTGTTCCGCAGAATACTGCCGGGCTGGGCGACCCGGAAAAGATTGAGCGCACCTACAAAAAGAATGAAGTGCTGCCCATTCAGCGCCGCCTGGCGATGGCCATCAACAGCGATCCAGAAATTCCGCGCCACCTGCATTTGAATTTTACTGAAGAAACAACGGTGAAGGGTGCAGCATGAGTCAAAAAAGGCTAAAATCCAGGCATTATTTGACAGCCGGAGAATGGAATATGAGAGTCCTGAAAATTGAATGTCCGGAGTGCGGCTCTAAGGCTGTGATTCGCAAAACTAACCGAAAGCACCGCCAGATTGCAGATATTTACTGCGCCTGTGCTGACGTGGAGTGTGGGCACACTTTTGTTATGAATTTGACGTTTTCCCACACTCTCAGCCCCAGCGCTAAAACGGGTGACGCTCTGGTACAAACCTTATTAAAAAATCTGTCACCCAATCAGAAGCAAATGGCTCTGGATTTACTGAAAGCCGCTCCTGCCGCCTGAATCGCCCCCATTATGGGGGTGTTTTTTTTCATACTGATCCAGCTTCCTTCCCAGTTCCTGCGTCATCTCTCCAAGCCAGGCCAGCGCCACATCCTTTTCATCTTCAGAACAGTCAGCGGTTGCCATAAGTTTTGCAACTAAAGCGATCCGTTGAAAGGCAACGGTTTCAAAAAATAAATCCTGCACAGTATCCTCCCACGCAAACAACTGTATAAACATACAGTACACTCAAAAGCATTAATTGTGAATTTTTTTATTCACACCAGTAACAATTTACGTTTTACATATCACACACTTAGAGGCTATTACTGCCAGCCTGGCCATTGCTCATCTTCCGGATTGTTCCGTTTCTCCTGCAACCTCCCTTCCCTGTAAATCAGGGCAGATCGGCCAAATTTGAGACCGCCACCCCGCTTCAGAATGTCGATTTCTTCATCCGTTCCGGCAAACCCTCGCTGATTCAGTTCCAGTTTTAACCGTCTCCGGGTTCCTCCCTCCGTACAGTTATTGACAGAACTCCAAGGGGCGGCGCTGCCGCCAGAAAAACCCGCCTCCGCTGGCGCTTCGGCCAACTTCGCAACCTTCTGCCACTTAACCA